TCCTGGGTGGTCACGCGGGTCATCATGTCCGCCATCGGCAACTGCTCGGGCTGAACCGTGAACACTTCGGGGATAATGTCCAGCGGGAGTGTCCAGTTCGCGGTGTCCAGTTGCTTGCGGATTTCCTGTGTGGTGTCCTCAACGGACCATCCGGCCCGCTGCATATCGTTCCACTTTTCGATGACGGAACTCCCGTCATCAAAGACGGGCTCGTTCGCCAGTTGCTCGTGGCGGTCTTTCTGGAGTTCCACACCGTCGCGGGTTTTCCAGCCCGCAGGGTCGCGGTAAATCGTCCCGTCCGGCAGGTCGCCGAACGTGGTTTCGTACATCTGGTCCGCGTCCTTTTTGATTTCCGTCCGGTTCTTCAGGTGCGGGGCGTTAAACCCGCCCTGTTCGGTCGCGCTCGTACTCGTGTTCGTGTTGGAACTCATTAGATGTCACCCTCGGATTCTGCCACTGCGCGATACGAAAGCCCGCCCGCGTCGTGACCGGGGTCGGCGTCGGCATCGGGCTGGGCGGTTTCGGTCCCGTCCGTGCCCTTGGCAAGGTTCGCCGTTTCGGCTCGCTTTTCGGCGTCCATTTCCATTTCCATTTCGTCGTCCTCGTCCTCGTCCTTGTCGTCGCCGTGCTCCGCGTTTGCAACTTCCTCCGCCGAGGCTTCCATCGACTCAATGGCCTCCAGCACATCGGCGGGGTCGTTCCCTTCGGCGACTTCGAGCACGTCCATTACATCGCCGGGTCGCATCCCGTGCTCGTCGGCGAGTTCCGCCGCGGCATCGCCCATGTCGGCCTTGTCGGTTTTGTCGGCCGTATCGGGTCCAGCCGCGTCGGTTCCAACCGCGTCTTTCAGTTCGGCCACGGTGTCGGACAGGTCGGCCACGCTTGCGGCTACGTCCGCAACCGTGGGGCCGTCGCCGTCACCGCCGCCATCGGAGTGTGCCATACTATCCGGTTCTTTATCGTCGCTCTTATGCGTGTCGCCGATTTCCGGCGGCGGCCCCTCCGATAGCGGGATGGCCTTGTCAAAGTCTACGTCGGGCACGTCGTCATCCGGGACACACCGCGGGTCGCCGTTTGCCTGCGTCCCGACCATCGTGTACCCTTCCCAACAGGGGTCCTCCTCGTCTTTCGCGGTTGCGCGCACCGTCTCGCCGTCAGCGGTCGGCCCGAAGCCATCCGCCTCGGCGAAGTCGTTGTAGGCGTCCACATAGTCATCATGGCTTGGCGCGGGCATATACTGTTCGACATCTCCGAAACTGTGCGGGTGTGTGATTTCTTCGTCCGTCCCCTCGAAGCCAAGTCGCCGGGCGGCCTTGGCGGCCACCGACCGGGACGCATACAGCACGTTGACGACCGATTCGTCAGCAAAGGGAACCACGAAGTCCTTGCGGGCCGTCGTCGCCGCCTTGCCCAGCGGGACGTGTTCGGCCATCCCGTAGATAGACAGTCCTGTGAGGTCGCCCGCCTGGATTCGCTCCCAGGCGTCTTTCCCCCATTCGATGCCGACCATCCACGTCCCGGCGTCGTACTGTTCGGTCGCGCCACCAGGGAGGTCGAACCCGCGGTCCTGTTTGAGCACCCACGATTCAACGACCTCGCCCTCGCCGTCAATCAGCGAGTGGTCCGTGTCTACGCCGCCGCCCTGTTTCAGAAAGTCGTGGGCAGCCTTTTCGACCGTCGGGGTAGCTACCACGTCCCCCTCTTTGTCCGGTTCGCGGGGAATCATTGCCGCGGCATAGGCGATTCGCTGGGCCTCCTCGTCGTCCTCGTCGTCCTCGTCGCCCTCGTCGTCTTGTTTCGACAGCAGGATCGGGGAGTTCGCCCGCCAGTCATGCCCGTCGGCATCTTTCGTCATGACCCACTTTGAGTCAACGGCGGGGACATCGACCCCGGACACGAGGTCAACGCCCACGTCCGCAATCAGGCCAGCGCCACGCTCCAGGGCTTGCCGAAGTGCGTCCACGTCACCGTGGTCCGACTTTTCTTCAGCTTGCAACGCACCACAGATATTTTCAGCACTGTTCTGGTCGTGACCTTCTTCCTCCGTCATCGTCCGGAGGCAGTCATCGAAGTCATCAAACCCGGAGAATGGCACAGTTAGGGACTCACCATATCGTCAGATGTGCGGTGGCCGGTGAAAAGCGTAGCGGGGATAACCGTGAGTATTCTATTCTACGTCGCCACTCCCCTGCGCGTCAAAGTCATCTCGCCGCGTGTTGTCAACAGCGAAGTTATCTCGGCGCGAGTTGTCGATCTTGGCGGAACTCACCCGAAGCAGTGGCACGACACTTTCGATAGTCGCCGCCGCGGTCAGCCCACCCGCAAGCCCGGCAGTCAGCGCACCCGCCCCGCTCGTCGCACCCGTGACCGTCGCGCCCGCATCCGCCGTGGCGATGACCCGTTTCGCACCCGGCAAAAGCGGGTCTACTGCCGTCACACCTAACCCCGCGCTTCCGAGCACGTCTTTTTCCTTGCTCGCCGTTGGGGTCGCTGTCACTCCGGCGCGGGCAACGGCATCCGCTTGGTAGCTCCCAGCGACATTTAGCGTGCCATCAAGATTCAGTGGCCCGGCCGTGCGTTCTCCGGCCGCCACCGTTAGCGTGGTTCCTTGGCCGACTGTCTGCCGCCGTCCGGGTGTAATCGCGCCCGCCCCAGTCGTCACACCCGTAACTGTCGCGCCTGCACTCGCCGCGGCGGTAATTGGTTCTTCGCCCGCGTTCAGCGTCCCGTCAACATTCAGAGTCCCGTCGACGTTGACCGGGCCGCCGTCACTGGCTGTCCCGGTCCCGACCGTTTCCGTCGTCGTTTGCGGGATGTCCTGAATCGCCATCGGTTAGTCGAGAATGTCCACGTCTAAGTCACCCGCCGCGAAGAACACCCGCGTGTCCGGTGCGAAGTCCTGGGGTGCATCGGTGATTGGTGCCCGGACGAGTTCGCGGGCGTTTGCATCCGTCGCGTCGGTGTCTTTGATAGCGAACTCCTGGACCGTGATGTCGGCGCTGCCCGTCACCTCGCCAAAATTGATTTCGCTGGCGTTCTCAAACGCGGTGGTCGCCGTCTCCGTCCAGTCTGCCGTCCCGACGCCCACGCGGCCATTCTGGAGTGACCCATTCAATTCACTGCCGGCATCGTCGTACAGCGTGACGTAGTACGTAGCCTCGGCGGCGGGGATGTCTGTCCCGTCCACGAAATAGTCTGTCAGTTCGCTGGCGAAGTCCGTCCCGAAGTCATTGGTCATACACGACCGTGCGACGGCCGCGGTGAAAAACGTAGCGGGGTCAAGCGCGAGAACCCTTGCCGACACTGGCCCACGAACCGGACACCGAAAATCAGCGTAAACTCATTTAGGCGTCGTTCTGGTCACTATCCGTGTCCACTGAACGGATTTGCCCATCGGGCGTCAGTGTAGGAGCGTTGCCACACCCAAGGTCAAATGCGCGGTTACAGTACCGACAGAGATGGAGTCTCCACACTCTTTTGTACCCGTCCAAGTGCTCAAGAGTCTGAAGTCGCTCCCCCGCAGCTTGCCGAGGACACGTCGCGCACTCGGTTACGCTCCCGAGAGTGCCGTATATGTCTTGTTTACTATCGTCTGTAGACTGTGCATCGCCGTCGGTAGTTCTATTGTTCATGGTAAGGGAATTTATTCTGGTTGAAGAGGCCACTCTGACGGTGGTTTGTCAGTGTGACCACGAATCAACTCCCGAAGCTCCTCAGCACAAAGTCGTCTCTCTTTCGCTGCTGCCCTGCCCGCTGGTGTTTGCGGTGTGTCTTCTGCTCTCTGTTCCCATCTATCCGCAAGCTGTTCTAATTCGTTGTATTTCTCATTGATAGTCATGGGATACGACTCCATTCTGAGCCACCACAGCGAGCGCACTCAACAGCGATCAATCGCCCGTCCGAACTGACTTTGACTGACCAATCTGTTTGCCCACGACCGCAATGATCGCACTGGATGTATTCGCCTGGATTCGTTCTGTGACTGGTGGTGCTATTGTTCATGGTAAGTAGCCTTATCCTGATGGTTGTGAACGTAGCGGGGCTATTCGTCGCCGCTCAGGTAGTCGGTGAACCAGTCTTCGAAGTCCTCGCGGATGGCGTCTTGGATTTCCCCGTCGTCGTGGGCGAAGGGGTGCTCGGCGTTGTAGCCCTCGCTGGACCGCTTGAAGCCGGCGACGAACGCCGCCCACAACTCCCGGGCCTCCACGCTGTCCGTGGAGATGGTGCCGAAGGTGACACTCTCAGCGTTCTCGACGAACTCCGGCAGGTCGTCGGGGCCGTTCATCGCTATCGCACCACCGTCGCGCCGGACGTGCCACCGCCATCGGCGACGGTGATAATAATCCGGTCAACCGTCTTACGCCGTCGATACCAGGCATAGATGAGGTTCAACAGTCCCAGCGTGAATATCCCGAACGTAATGAACAACAGGAGATGCGCTAGCAAACTCCCGCTATCCTTATACTTCAGTTCGGCCTCCGTGTCGTCCTCGCTAATGACCGTGTAGCCGTCGGTACGGTAGTTCTCGACAGCCGCCTGAAGCGCGTATGTGTCCTCGACCGTCCGCCTGCGCGTGGAACTCATTGCTATGGCCCCCTCCCCAGCCCGAGGTCTGTGTCCGGTTCCACTTCCGGTTCGGGTGCCCTCTCTATGCGTGCATCTTGTGCGTCGGCCTTCAGGTGGTCGTATTTCACTTCGTGGAAGATACAGCAGAACCGCGCCGAACGGTATGGGTCGTCGTCGTCCTCGTATCCCGGCGGCTGGTCACAGCCCGGCAGGCGGCAGGTGTCGGCGCTCATTGCCAGTCCTCCAGCACGAACACGTCGTCGCAATCCACGTCGATAACCTCGCCCGGCTCGCCCGTGTGAAAGACGACGTAGCCCGCGGCCGGAGCTTCCTCGGCCGTCATGCTCACACGCTCGCCAGCGTTGCCGTCGCTCATTCGTCAGACACCCCATCTGCGACATGAATGAACGCGCCTTCTGGAGCATGGCAAACGCGAATTTTTGGACCAGCGGGAAACTTCGCACACTCACCAGGAAAGACACGGTGTTGTGCGCGTTCGCCGCAGGTCGGACAATGTGTCGGGCTCATCGCCGCCCCTCCAGTTCATCGGCCACAGCCGTCGGGAGTGTTCCCCGGAGGTCCTGTACGACCGCCGCGGAGATGTCCGTCGCCAAGTCGTCGGTGTCGGGGCCGTTGCTATGGCTACCCATAGCGTCGTCGGTGTCTGACTCATAGGCGGCTATGAGTCGGGCCACTACGTCCTTGTATGGCTCTTTTTCGTGGTCTTTCAAGTCGTCCAGTGCGTCCTTTGCGCCATCTCGAATCTCGATGGTCGTTGTCATACTATCACCGAAGCCCACCCACGGAGTCGAACCGCGGTACGCCGTCGGTCGTGGGTTATAGGTCGTTGTCGTGTTTGGTCCGAAGGTGGTGCTCAATCCCCGACTCGGTGGGTTCATCATGTCCACATTCGTCGCAAATGTAGACGTGATTTTTAACGGAGTCGTCATATGGTTCGTGGGACGCTATCTCAAGGCCTTTCCCCTCCCGAACGCGCTTAAGAATCCGGGCTTGCGGCTTGTCCAGGTCGCGGGGTCCGGCAACCTCGCCAGCCGGAATAAACTCGGTTGCAGTCGGGAGCGTTTCAGCGCCTTCTGCTGTGGCATTAGTCTGCTGTGCCATACTATACTATCATACCCATAGCTACTTATAGCTTACTATACTCCCCCGTAGCAATACCCCCAAATCGGTTATAGTTAGCTATACGCCCGCGTGGTCACTGTCGTCTACCGTCTCCAAATCCCGGAGCAGTGTCGTACACCGACAGCCGATTCCCGGTTCCGAGTCGCCGGGGACGGCCTCCTTTTGCACGCCGCGGTCGGGATACTCGACTTCCCACACCTCGCCCGGCCGTTTCCACGTCCCGTCCATCGCCGCGTGAGCGTCCCGCACCCGGTCGTCGCCGGAGGTTGCCCACACCTCTATTTTGTTGAGTTCGCCCGCGACTTCCGTCCGTGCCTGGCCCGTCGCCGTGTGGAGTTCCTGGCGGGCGATACGTTCGGCCCCGGTCCAGCCCTCGTTAATGTCTGCCTGGTCGGCGATGTCCGACGCGATTTCCCGCGTACCTTTGCCTTCGGCCCAGCCGTCACCCACCGTCTCGCGGATGTCCGCGGCGAGTTCATCGGCAAAACTATCGGCGAATTCAACCGTCCGGTCGGCCAGTTGCTCCCGGATGGCCTCAATGTCTACTTCCGTTTCGGCGGGCGCGTCGGCGGCTTCGTCAAGGGTTTCCTGTACCGTGTCGGCGGCGATGTCGGCCGTCTGTTCACTCAGCACCTCACGGATGCGGGCGGCTACGTCGTTGTCCGTTAAGAGTTCTCGAAGCCGCCGGGTAAGCTCCGTGACGGATTTGTCTATGTCCGACCCCGACCCCGACAGACTATCAATGATGTCCATCAGTTCGTCATCGGCCAGTACGTCCTCGAACAGCGCCGATACATCGGCGGCCAGGTCCTCCGTCAGCCGGTCTACGTCCGCCGGTTGCACATCGAATTGATGCCAGTCGTCGGTGTTCCGAAGGCTGTCCGCCTTCAGCACCATTTTGTACGTGGGTTCCTCGCCGCGGGCTTCGGCTACTTGGTCGGAATTGCGTTGCGCCCAGTCCATCGCCCGGCCATCACCGACGCCGCCCCACTTCGCATACTGGGCGTTCCCACAGCCGTCGGCCCATTCCTCGTCTGTCCAGCCGCGTGGGTGACCCTCGGCGGTTACGTCCTCGGCGTGACTGGTGAGATAGGTTGCGATTTCGTCCACCACGTCCGGCCCCACCTCGTCATTACGAATCTGGTCCCGGCGGTCATCGCCCACGCCCGTGCCACAGTCGCTGGGGATAAGCCCCTGTTCGCCCGCATCGGCGGCGGCTTCGGCAGCTTCGATCATATACTCCGGCGGTTCGATGGTGAGTGTCTCGTCACCGACCTCGTACTCAGCTTTCGCCGTCTGTGCCTGCGCTTGTGGCTGGGCTACGTTAATGACATCCGCGTCGGCCAACGGGGGGAGATTCGCCGTTGACGGTGCCAGTGCGGACTCCGGTTTCGCCGTGTTTGGCTCCCCCTCAATCGCAAGGTAGGCGTCCTCGTCAGCATCCCACTGA